ATAGCACCAGCAGTAGCTTGAGAAGCTGAAACTGCTGAATCAAAGTTCAAATCAGCTAAAGTAGCAGTACCAGTAACAGCAGCAGCGATAGAAGCTGTTGTGTTGATTGAGTAACCATAACGGCCTTGACCATACAAACCACCAGCAACTTCTAAGTTTGCTACGTTTGGATGAGCATCAGCTTGGTTACCATATAATGATCCTGTTCCGTATCCTGCTTTTCCATTAGTAGTATCAGCCATTCCTAATGCAGAATATTTAAAGTCTAAGTAAAATACTAGACCAGAAGGTAAAGACATTGGTTGTACGGAAACGAATTCCTTAGCAACGATCTCACCAAATACACGACGAACTAACGGTAAAGCAACACCAGCCCAGTTCTCACCAGCTCCACCAGACATAGAAGTTGTTCCACCTGTTACGTTGGCTTCTTGTACTAATGACTTAGCTTGGTTTTCCAAGATCACAGACATGTTGTTACGATCGTATTCGTTTGATAGGTTTTTCAATAAACCTGTTTTTTCCCACTTAGAAACTAACTTAGTAGCTTCGTTTTGACGGTCAGTCCATGGGTTTGCGCTTTCTAAAAGACTTTGTACGTTCATTTTTTTTAAAAAAATTATAATTAATTACTTATTTTAATCCCGCTAGTTTAGCCCAACGGTCAACTTGTGCATCTGAATCTATTACGTTACTTCTGTTTGTAGATCCTGCAATAATTCCTGATGCTTTTGAAGCGAAACCTAAAGATTCTTTAATTGGATTCTTTTCTGTTTCTTTTTTAGCTAGTGAAGAGCTTAATGACTCAAATACTAACTTAGCTTCTTTTGCAGATTCTGCTTTATCAAATGTTTTTACTACTTGAACTTTTTGTGATTCAGTCAAGTTATGACCTTTGAATACTTTGTTCATGTAAAGTAACTTAGCATTTAATAAGTTAACTTCTTGAAGTGTAGAACGAAGTTCATCGATTGTAGCTAAAGCTTGAGCTAATTCTTCTTCCATTTTGTATTTGTCGTCAGCATCTTCATCAGCATTTTCTTTTACTTCTTCTTCTTCTGAAAGACCGAATTCTGCTAATAATTCATCAAGATTAATATCATCTTCAGAAATTTCTGATTCGATATTTTCTTCCATTTTCTTATCTTCGTCTTCGTCCTTCATTTCTTCTAAGTTGATATCTTCACCTTCTCCTAATTCTGCATCTAAATCGATTTCTTCTTCACCACCTGCTTCTGCATCCATTCCTGGAATTTCTTCGCCTTGGCCAGCTTCTAATTTTTCGAATTCTTCAGCAGCAATTTTACGAATGTAATCTTCAACTTCTTCAGGTGACAATTCAGTGATATCAACTTCTTCTTCAGTTTCAGTTTCTTCACCTTCTTTTCCACCTTCTTCACCAGCGTCTTCGCCAGCCTTTTCTTTTTCTTCTTCTTCTTTAGCTTCTTCAAGATTTTCATCTTCTGTTTCTGCTAACAAAGCTTCTAGATCAAGAGTTTCTTCCATTGCTTCTTCTGCTATGTTTTCTAAAGCTTCGTCTTCGCTCTTATCTTCTTCCAATTCATTTAACTTTGCAGCTAAAATAGATTGTAAGTGAGGAGTGAAAGCTTCTTCAAGAGCAAGTTTAGCTTGAACTAAAGCGGTTTCGCGTATAGTTTTAGCTTCAGCAATTACATCTTTTAAGTTTTGCTTACTCATTTTTTTGTCCTTAATTTTTTAATTTGGAAATAAGATTATTAATGAATCTTAATATGAATTTATTTTACGAATACCATATAGACATGGTATATTTGAGTCTGCTATAAATATATGCGGATATAATCAAAACGAAAAGAAATGCCCCTTCTTTGCAGAAGAGGCATCAGTCTATCAGTACTACTAATAGGGGGGTACAATATTATTTAATTCCAGCGTAATGTTGCCATCTACGAATCATAAATTCATTTACTTCTTGTTGTTCTTTTTTAGCACGTGATGCGTATATTTTATTTCTGGCTGCATCTCTTTCAGCAGGCATTTTTGAAGTATCATCTGCTGTTGATTGTAATTGAGCTAATTCATCATCACTTATATCTTGTGATTCATGCATATCATCATCAGCTGTATGATTTTGTCCATCACCATAATGTTTTAAATCACCGATTGGATAACGTTCACCTGTTTCAGCATTATATTTATAAATTTTTCCTTCAAATTCACCACCCATTCCTATAAAATAACTTATATATTCATCAGTATCGCTAAAATAAACTGGGCGGTCATAATCATCTATATCATTACCTATTTTTAATTTATCACCAGATGCAGATTCAATAGCTGATCTTACAAAATCATATTCTTCAGCTAATTTTTTAGCTTTATCAGTAGCAATTGCATACATAGCAGTTTTAGGACCTTTAAAATCCTTTTTCATTGCCATTACAATATCTTCTTTCTTTTTCTTTTCAGCTGAAGTTAATGTTTTTTCGGCAACAAATTTAGCTACAGTTTCTTTAACGATTTGTTCTAAGTTCATTATATATTATCAAAATCACAGGTACAAAATCCTGTGCGGTTACAAATAATTTCAGTAATTAAGCTATCTATTTTAGAATAGTCTTTAGATGGTTTTGAATGTAAAATAGATTCATTTACTACTTCCATATACGCACCTGGTGTTGAAGGTGTAGAAACAAAATCCCAACACATTAATTCAAAATCGTCTTGTACTTCAATTGTTTCTCCAATTTGACGTACTGAACCCATTCCACGAGATGAGATACCAACTGTAATATTATTATTAAATAATTCTCTTAATATATTACCTGATGGAGTAGGTAAAATTTCTATTTTACCATACAAATCCTTACCTTGCCAACTTAAAGCAATAATATTATGTGATACGTTTTTTAAATTAATTACTGGTGAATCTGGGTGATCTAACTCGCCTAATGCACGACGTTCTTTAACTGGTCCTTGTAAGTATTTATCGGCCTCGCGTTTTAATACTTCATAAGGATAAACACGTCCGTTACCATTTTTAGTTTCAGCTTTTTGAATTAAACCTTCAACAAACATTTTACCGTTAGGATTCATCATCGACTCCTTTAATGATTGAGGAGTAGCGGTAAATAAAGCTGTTTCTATTAATAATTGCTTATCCATTAGATCTTTCATTTAACACCTGACCTACCAAAACAGCCATTTCATCTTCTGTTAATTTGTCAAATTTGACTTTTTTCATTCCATTAACAGTGTCAATAGTATTATTTTCTTTAGCTTCAATAGGTAAATCAGTACGTTTTTCACGTCCTGTTTTCATTGCTTCTTCATTATAACCAGCTAAATGTAATTGTGAATAGTAAGATACATTATCTTTTAAATTCTTCATTACAATTTTTTTAGCCTTATCTTCATTAGTACCTTTTTCAATTTCGTAACGCATTCCTAAATCATATTCTTGAGGATTACAATACTCATTAGGCATCCCATAATCCATAGGATTATCAGATTTAGCTTCAGATATAATACTTTTGTTTTTTAATATTTTAACAGCGTCTTTAAAAGTAATTGTGTTAGAAATAAATTTAGGCAATGCCATTTTAACATTACGTAAAAACTGAGATTCACTTAATTTTCCTTCAGTTACTAATTTATATTGATCGAATATACTTTTCATTATTTTTTTAATGTTTTAATTTTCTTGTTTAATACGGCTAATCTTTCAGTCATAGCTTCTAACCCTTTAATCGAATTAGCTAATTGATTTTCAGTTTTTAAATTATTTTCCTCACGTAAACGTAAAGTATAATCAGCTAATTGATCTATTTCTTTTAAACGTTTGTTTATACCTCTGATTGCATTTGACATTTTGCGTTCAGGCGACATTTCGGAAATTGATTTTGAAAATGAACGATATGATACTTCATTTACCGCATCTTTACCAGTAATTTCTTGTTCATCTTTATAAGATGTTTTTTTAATATTGGCTTCTGTGGCTTCTTCCATTCCAAATTGAGTAAGTGCAGCAGGATTAATTTTTCCAAATGCATTTGGTGTTAAGATATATAAACGTTCGTTAACTAAATCGTTAATTAATGATTCATACTTAACAAAATCAAATGTTTTACCTGATTTTGGTTGTTTACCTACTAATTTAAAACCTAACTTTTCAGCGTATTTAGTTGCTTTATTTGGACCTTTACCTTTAGAAAAAGCAAATGGAGTTGAATAAGCTTCTCCACCTGAAGTAGCATTCTCTTCATCTAAAATTTCAGCTATTGCTTGACGTATTAATTCACGTAATTTATCCATTATGATACTCTTAATTCGTGTAATAATTCGTAATAATTCATTAAATTTAATACATCATCATCAGATACATTTTCTGATTTTGGAATTATATTTAATATAGAATTAACTTCGTTTAATTTAATTTCAATTTTTTTATCTGTTACTTTTTTAGATAATACTTCTAATTCTAATTTAATATTCTGAATTTGATTATTGATATATTCTTTTAATGTTATTGTATTAGATACATTATTAATAAATTCTTTCAATAATGATTTTTGCTCAGGTAATAAGTTAGAGTATTTTGTGTTGAATTTCTCAACAATCATTTTATAAATTAAAATACGAGTACCTTTATCTTGTTTAGCATATTCCTCTAATACTTGATCTTTAACTGCGGTTTTATCTACTGCTTTTTTAGTTAAAAATTCAAGTAAAGTAACTTTATTATCAATAACAATTTTAGGATCAGTGAATTCTGATGAATTATGAGCTTCTAATAAATTGTAAATTGAAGCATTTACTTTATAATTTTGAATTTTTGCTTTAAAGAAATCTTCTAGATCATAATTATCTTTTATTTCTTTAATTAAATTATATTTTTCTTTTCTTAATGCTGTTTTGTTTAACTTTTCAGATAATCGTAAAACAGTTTCTACCAATGACTCAGCTTTTGGTTCTGATAATGAATTGATATTGATTAATGTTTGATATAATTTATGTTCTTTAGCTAACTCTGTTTTAGAAAAATATTTTTTAACTAATGTAGCTGCTTGAGGATCTTTATTAGATAAAATATCACTGGCAATTTGGCGTACCAAAAGTTCAAATAGAATGCCGGTGTTTTTATATTTAGAATTCTTTAATTTAGACATGTCTTAGTATTACTCTGTTATAAATATCGATTAGTTTATATATCCTTAATATTTGATTCATCTAATATTGAAGGCTCAGCTAAAGCATTTACCTTATCAAATTTAATTTCTTCTAACATTTTTTTATTTTTTAAGTACTCTGTTCTAGTACTTTCTAAAGTCCAAGTAGCTCCAGTACCTGCCGGTGCTCTTAATGGTTCTCTCATATCAGCCGCACCAATAGGATCTTTTCCTAATGCGTGATTTTGAGTTCCATAATCAGATGCTCTTTCTGTAGGGCGTCCAGCTTCACGTTCGTCATACCCAATAGGTACTTCGTCTCCAACTCCATAACGACCTTTACCATATAATGAAGCTAAATCATGTGGAGTACCAAATGATTTGCCTGATTCAACAGGATCGTTACCTTCGTTTTCAATTTGCGATGTTCTAAATGCACGTTTTTTATCTTCAAGGATTTGATTTCTATATTCTGTAAATTCTTCTTCAGAGAACTGGAATATGTTATGGTAAATCCAATCAGTAGGTAATAAACCTTTATCTAAAATTTGATTAGATAAATCTATTTTTTCCTTATATAATGCAATTTTTTCTTGTTCATATATAATTGAAGGAGTTGTTAGTGATAATTCAAAATTAGTTAATTCAGCATTATCAAATCCTTGAGTATATAAGTGAACTAAGGCAATTTTAGTTAATTCTGATACTACAATACGTTGGATACGTTCTACTGTACGAGCAAAACGAATATCTTCAGAAGCTAAAGTTGCT